GGTGGAAGCCATGCGGTCCTCTCAGATCACACTGCGGAATAAGCTGGGAATCATCATCAGCACACAGTACCCAAACGACAATAACGTCATGATCGATGAGATTGACGCGGCAAAGAAGTCTCTGGACGGGCTTCTGGATGATAAGCGGATCTTCAGCCTACTCTATGAGCCGGATGACGATCTGAAGCAGGGCGACCTGTGGCAGTCTGATGACCGCTGTATCTACCAGAGCAATCCGGTAGCAGTCGCACATCAGGAGATCTTCGATGCCATCAGAAAAAAGCGTCTTATGGCGATTTTGTATGAGAATAAACGGGAGAATTATCTCTGCAAACACAACAATATCCGCTACAAGGGACTGGGAACGGAAGGATACATCGATATTCAGAAAGTGAAGCTGTGCGTAAGAAAAGATGATCCGGAATGGTGGCGTGGCCGCCGTGTCTGGGCGGGACTGGACCTGTCCCAGACGGACGATAATACGTCGGTGGCGATGGTTACAGAAGAAGATGATATCGTCTATGCGAGAGTGATGGGATTCCTTCCGGAGGGTAGGATCGAGTTTAAATCCGCGAAGGAAAAGCTGGACTATAACCGGATGATCCGGAATGGAAACTGTATTGCATGTGGAGATGAGGTGATTGATTATGCGGAGGTTGAACGATACATCTTAGGACTTGAGGACAAATTTGGCGTGGAACTGATGCAGGTAGGCTATGACCGGTGGAACGCGCTCAGCACGGTCCAGAAGCTGGAAGAGGCGGGGATCACCTGCGTGGAGATCAAGCAGCATTCCTCGGTGCTCCACAGTCCGACAAAGCTCTTAAAGGAGAAGATCCTGAGCGGACAGTTTGCGTATGATGAGAACCGGCTTCTGGAGATCAATTTCCAGAATGCACGGTGCACGGAGGACACAAATCTGAACAAATATGTGAATAAAAAGAAATCCTCGGGAAAAGTGGATATGGTCGTGGCAACGATCAACGCGGTATATCTCCTGCAGCAGGACATGATGTACAATAACGGCTTTGTTGCCATGACATTTTGAGGTAGCGATATGTGGGTAAGAGAGATGATGGAGCGGCGTGCGATGCCGGCCGGGCTGGAAGACAGCAGCCTGAAGCTTACGGACGTTCTCCTCCAGGCGATAGTCGGGAAAACCACGATCGATGTGTCAAGCGCGATGAGCATACCGGCGTTCGCTGGGTGTGTGAATGCCATCTGCAACACGATCGCGACCGTACCGATCTATCTGTATGAAAAAAAGAATAATGCCGTGGAACGGCGCGATGATGCGCGGGAACGCCTCTTAAACGGGGATACACGGGACACTTTGACCGGAGCTGACTTCAAACGTGCTCTGGTTTTTGATTATTTGACGGATATCGGTGGATATGCCTATATCAACCGCCGAGGAACGCACTGGCTCTCACTGAATTATGTGGAGCCGTCTAAGATCAGTATCTCAGAGAGTGTGGATCCGATCTTTAAGGACTACAGTCTGCTGGTGAGCGGACGGGAGTTCCGCCCATACCAGTTTTTAAAGATGATCCGGCGGACGAAAAACGGATACCGCGGAATCAGCATCGTGGATGAGTCCAGAGACCTTCTTGGGACGGCTTACGCATATGTGATGTTTGAGCAGAAGCTTGTGACGTCCGGAGGAACGAAAAAAGGTTTCCTTCAGGCAGAGAATAAGCTGAAACAGGAGGAGATCAATTTACTCCGGCAGGCATTCCGGAACCTGTATGGTTCCAACGATGAAAATATCGTGGTGTTAAACAATGGAATCAAGTTCCAACCGGCGGCCAGCACATCGGTAGAGATGCAGCTAAACGAGAACAAGAAGACGATGAGCAATGATATCTGCAAATTATTCATGATTCCGCCGGAGATCATCAACGGGGCCGCGACGGATGCGCAGAAGAAATTGTACATTCAGGAGGCAATTGTGCCAATTCTCAATGTGATGTGTACTTCGTTAAACCGGGATCTGCTCCTGGAACGCGAAAAGGACACACTCTTTTTCGCTCCGGATCTGACAGAACTGACTCAGGGAGATATCAAAGCGAGATTTGAAGCCTGGGGAATCGCGGCGGATAAGGGAATCATGCAAATCGATGAGATCCGGAAGAAAGAGAATCTGCCGGCGCTTGAAATGCCGTTTATTAAACTTGGACTGCAGGATGTCCTGTATGATCCAAAGACTGGGGACATCTACACGCCGAATACCAATAGTTGGGGTTCTATAAAGAAAGGTGCGGGAAAGCCGCAGGAAGGAGGTGGAGAGACATGAAAATCACGTTGAGAACGGATTCGATTGAGGTCGAAGGCTATGTGAATGCGGTCGGCCGGGATTCCAGAATGCTGATGGATGAGAACGGGTATTCGTTCCGGGAACAGATTGATCCGGGGACTTTTGCAAAAGCCCTGAGAGCGAAAGCAGATGCGCAGCAGGAGATCAGCTTACTGCTTGACCATAATCAGGGACGTGTCCTTGGAGGAACAGGAAGTAATCTGATTCTGGAAGAGGACTCCATCGGGCTTATGGCCAGAGCTACCATCACAGACCCGGAAGTGATCGAGAAGGCAAGAAACCATCAGTTACGTGGATGGTCATTCGGTTTCCGGAGGCTGGACAGCAGGGAGGAGTACACGAGTACCTGCCGCCGGATCATCGTCACGGAGATGGATCTGGTTGAGGTTACACTGGTGGATGATCAGGCGATTCCGGCCTATGCCGGTACATCGGTACATACACGGACCGATGGAACAGAGGAGCATATTCAGACACGTGCCATGGATGGAAATGTGTATACCTATCGGGAGCAGGATGAGATCGTTCCGCCGGCACCGCCGGTTGATAACGGTAAATATTACAATATCATCAAAGAGTTAAAGGAGAGAAGCAGATGAATGAGAAAGAGCTGAGAGAAAAAAGAGATCAGATCGTGGAGCAGATGCAGGCGATCACAGACAATGCCACCAATGTGGAGAAAAGAACGCTGACAACAGAGGAGCAGCAGAAGTTCGCAGACTTAAAGAAAGAGGTCGAGGACATCGACGCGACTCTGGAAGCGATGGAGCAGTCCAGAACCCTTTTACCGCCGGAGAAAACACCGGAGAAGAAGGAACCGGTTGAGGACATCGAGATCCGTACCTTTGCAAACATCATCAGAAACCGTGTTGACGCGAACATCACCAAGACCGCAAATGGAGCCGTGATTCCGACAACGATCGCGAAGAAGATCATCGATGTTGCAAAAGACAGATCTCCGTTATTCAAAGACGCTGAGAAGTACAATATCCGCGGCACCGTATCGATTCCGTATGTTGACACAGACAATGACAATATTACAGTGGCGTATGCGACCGAGTTCACGGAGCTGGAAGCGAAGGATACGAAGCTTCTGACAGTGGATTTGAAAGGGTTCCTTGCCGGAGCACTCTGCAAAGTTTCCAGAAGTCTTTTAAACAGCACGGATCTTGACCTTACTACCTTCGTAGTCAATAAGATGGGCGCTGCCCTTGCGGACTTCCTGGACAAGCAGATCATCCAGGGAGATTCCACCCACATTACAGGACTTTCCACCGCGACTCAGATCGTCACTGCAAAAGCGGCAACAGCGATCACTGCGGATGAGCTGATCACACTCAAGAACAAACTGAAATCCGTATTCCAGGCGGGAGCTTACTGGGTTATGGCACCGGATACCTTAACTGCGGTACAACAGTTAAAGGACGAAAACGGCAGATATCTCTTTAACGATGAGATTAAGAACGGATTTTCCGGAACGATCCTTGGAAAGCCGGTCTACACATCCGACCAGTGTCCGGGAATGGCAGCGACCAAGACTGCAATCATTTACATCAGCCCGAAACAGGCCCTTGCGGCGAAGATCGTGGAGGACTCAGTGCAGATCTTAAACGAGAAGTACGCAACACAGCACGCGATCGGAGTCGTTGAGTGGGCGGAAGTGGATTGTAAGATCCAGAACCAGCAGGCTGTCGCTGTCCTCAAGATGGCGGCATCATAATGAGGGTGCGGGCACTCCGCAGCTTCGCAGGAAACGGGTTCGCCGGGTACAAGGGGACAGAACTTGAGGTCCCCGATGAGACCGGAGCGGACCTGATACGTGCGGGGTACGCGGAAAAAATCGAGGAAGAAACGGAAGAAGAAACGGAAGAAGAAACGGGGAATCCGGATATTTCAGAAGCTCCGGTGGATGAGCCGATGGAAATTGTGGATAAACCGAAGAAAACCAGCAAAAAGAAGGTATGAGGTGAGTGATGAAGGCGAGTGAACTGAAAGCGGCGGATCTTGCCGGATATCTCAGAATCGAACCGGACGATCTCGATACAACTGAGACGGCGATGCTGGACGCGTTCTTAAATGCGGCGAGAAATTACGCGCAGAATTACACCGGGCAGACGATAGAACGCTTGGATCCACATGAAGATGTGGCGATCGCTGTTCTTTGTCTGGCAGGAGATCTGTACACGAACCGTGATATGTATACACAGTTAAAGGGCACTGGAAACAGCGTACAAAACCAGACGGTGCGGAGTATCCTTAACATGTACTGCGTGAATTTTGTTCCGGGGGAAAGTGAGCTTCTGGGAGAGGAGGAAGGCTGATGTATGTACTGGATGCCGGACGGCTGAAAAAGAGAATTTCCATCTACGGATACCAGGAAGTTACCGACGATCTTGGCCAGAAAAGTACCAGGATCGTAAAGAAAGCTTCTGTATGGGCGGAGATCAAGCCGGTTCGTGGTATGGAGTTCCTGGAATATTACCGGGATGCGAATGAGCTGCAGTATAAGATCACGATCCGGTATCGAAAGGGACTCACAGAGAAGGATGTCATTGTCCGGGGAAAGACACAGTATGAGATCAATTCCATCATCGACATTGATGAGGATCATATTGCACTTGAGATTTACTGTACCGAGTCAAAGGACAAGAAAATTCCGGAAATGGAGACGGCAGATGAGTGATTGCGAGTTCACGGTTGACGGTCTGGAAGACCTTATAAACGATTTTAATAAAATTGTGAAGGAATACCCGGATGCGGCGGAAAAAGAGCTGTATCGTCAAGCTGGGAAGTGGAGCGATGACGTAAATGAGAAGATGCCAGAATCGTATGAAAAAAGCGGACTAAAAAAGTGGAAGCGCTCACGTATACGTGATTTTAGTGGACATACATTGGAAATTGATGTTGCTAATAAAGCCTCTCACTGGCATTTGATCGAGAATGGTCATGAGCTTTATATCAATCCAACACAATATGCCATCTTGATGAAAGATGAAGGGACATCTACGAGGGGGCATAAGAAAAAACACAGTTCAAAAGGTCGCAAGGGAATGATCCACGCCGGTTTCGTTCCTGGAAAGCATTATGCGGAAAAGACCAGGAAAGAATGGCAGTCCATCTATCCGGAAAGGATCAAGAAATTTATCGATAAAATGTTAAAGGACCACAATTTATGAAGAAACCACTTTATACGATCGTGGACGTGAAGAAGACCTGTAATGAGCTTTTGCAGACTACGTTTCCAGATATCACAGTATATGGAAACGGAGTATACGACGGCTATACACGGCCTTCTTTTTTTACAGAAATATTGGAGACATCCAACAACTTAAGCCCGTATCAGCGCTCCCGTGGGTATTCCTACAAAATCACGTATTTTGAAACAACTCACGATGAGAAGCGCTGTTTGGAGATCTATGAAGAGATCCTGTATGTGTTCGGCATCGATGTGACGATCCGGACGGACGAACGGAAGATACGTCTTCTGGTAGACAGTATCGATTTCCAGTGGATCGACACGAATGCGGACAAGATGCAGATCACCATCGATTTTGCGGATACTGTGCAGATCGGCGGAAGAACCGAGACGGAAGACATCGCGGAATCCTGCGAGACCGTGGTCAGAAAGGAAAGTGAGGGAGAATAATGGGACTTGGAGTACCAAGCGTAAACATTGCGTTTATTGAGCAGTCGATCACTGCGATCCAGAGGGGAGAAAGAGGCATCATTGCCATGATCCTTACGGATGCGGGGATGGACGATAAGAGTTCTTTTACGGTGTTTGATGTGTCAGACATCCCGGAAGGGCTGAGTGAGGTGAATAAGCAGCAGCTGAAGTTTGCCCTGATGGGATATCAGACAGCGCCGAGAAAGATCATCGGATACTGTATGAAGACATCGGCGGGATATACAGATGCCTTAAAATGGGCGGCAACCCAGAAGTTTAACTATCTGGTAGCAACAACGGCAGAAACGGATGAGAAGACCCAGGACATTGTATCCTGGATCAAATCCCAGAGAACCAACAACCACATGACATACAAGGCGGTACTCTCCAATACCGCGGCGGACTGTGAGGCAATTGTAAACCTGACTTCCGGAGCAACAATGGGGGACACTGCGTACACCGCGGAACAGTTGTGCTCCAGGGTGGCTGGTATTATCTGCGGCACACCGCTTACCATGTCCTGCACCTATGCGCCGCTTACGGAAATGTCTGACTGTGACCGGCTCACAGAAACGGAGCTGTCGGCAGCAGTGAACCGTGGAGAGCTGAAATTCATGTGGGATGGAGAAAAGGTCAAGCTGTGCCGCGGAGTCAATTCCTTCGTCACGACAGCGGACGGAAAGGGTGAGTCCTACCAGAAGATTAAGATCATGGACGCGATGGACATGATCGCGGATGATATCCGGCTGACCGCCCAGGACAGCTATATCGGAAAATATGCGAACTCCTACGATAACAAGTGCCTTCTGGTGACGGCCATCAACGGATATTTCAACACCTTAATTTCCGATAAGGTTCTGGGATCCGGAAGCTGCAAGATCAACGTGGAGGCACAGAGGAACTTCTTTGTATCACAAGGAGGAAAACTTGTGATCGATGGCGAAACGGTCAATGTGGAAGATTGCTCCGATGATGATATCAAGCGAGGAAACACGAAATCAAAGGTATTTCTGCGGGCAGATATCTCCATTCTGGATGCGATCGAGGACATTGAGCTGCCGATTTATATTGGGTAAGGAGGGAATAACGGATGAATGGATATACATCGGACCAGGTATATAACGGCACCTATGGAGAGGTATGGGTCAATGGAAACTATCTGGCAGAGACCAAGAGCTTCCGCGCTGAAGTCAATTGTAACTATGAGGCGGTGCCTCAGGCCAGAGACCTGATGGATGGTCAGAAGCTGACAGGTCTGGAAGGTCAGGGCGAACTTGTACTGCACAAGGTATCTTCGTATGTGATGAATCTGCTTTCCAAATCTTTGAAAGCCGGAAAAGTCCCGGATATTACGATTATCGGAAAAATCGACGATCCGAGTGCAATCGGACAGGAACGGATTGCGCTGTATCATTGCAAATTCGCAAAGATGATTCTGGCAGACTGGGAACGTAAGAAGATCGGAGAAGAGTCCTACTCCTTCACATTTGAGAAGTGGGATATCTTAGATTCTACAAAATAGGGAGGAATATACCATGAATATTGTTGATTTACTGTTAAAACTGGATTGCGGAACACTTACGATTGCACCGACAAAGAAAGTGAGAATCAAAAGACTCTCAGAAATGGCGGGAGAAGATGTGTACTTCACCGTGAAAGCCATTCCTGGAAGACGGTTTACGGAACTCTCAGAGTCGATTTATGGAGATGACGGAGAGGTCGAGGTAGGAAAAGCCTACGATGCAAACCTGATGATTGATGTGGAAGGCATCGTTGAACCGGATTTAAGGAACGCTGATCTTTTAAAGCACTATGGATGCGTAACACCGAAGGATCTTGCTGAAAAACTTCTGAACGGCGGAGAAATCACAAAAATTTCCAGCGTGATTGCGGATCTTTCCGGATATGGAAAGGATAAGGAGAACGAAATAAAAAACTCATCTACACGGACAACGAAGTAAACACCGCCTACTTGTTATTCCGTGATAAGAATTGGACGCCCTCAGATTACTACGGACTCCCGGAAGGAGAACGCAGGATCGTGAGGGTGTTTTTGCAGCAGGAAATGAAGGAACGTAAGGACGAGCAGGACAGAATCAGGAGGATGACCAATGGCAAGTAGAGTGATCGATGTCGCATTGAAGCTGCGCGATGCATTTACCGGACCGATGAAAGGTGCAATTTCCTCCCTGACTTCCTTCGATAAAGAAGGCACGAGAGTCCGGAAGAGCGTGGAAAAGGTCGGAAAGGGGATCGCAGGTGTTGGAACCGCTATGACAGCGGCGGTGACGGTCCCACTTGCCGGTCTTGCCACGGCATCGGCAGCAAAGTTCGGTGAAGTGGACAAGTCCTTGAAACTGGTTCAGCAGACGATGGGATCCACGGACGAACAGGCGAAAGTGCTGGAAGGAGCAATTAAAAAAGCCGCCGCAAATTCTGTTTATGGAATGCAGGACG